ACAGCAAGATAATTAAACTCAGGATCAAACTCTTCCCATATCCAAAAATTTCTGTCGAAGCCGGTTCTATACTTAGGCTCACAGACGTTTGACAATAACCATTCCATACAATCAGGATCAATTACAGTTTCACCAGAAGTGTTGAAATTACATTCAAGTTCTTGAGCGATTTGTCTTTTCGACATGTTTTTGGTCTCTTTCTTATACCACTCTTTATCTCTGTCTGGGTGGACATCCCAAGGTAGTGTTGTAAGATTAAAATTGTTTGCTCCACTTTCTGCATCAACACAGTTTTTATGAAACCAGTTACCAACACCGTTGGGTGTGGACAGAGCAATACATCGCCCACCGGTGGACAGTGTAGGATAAAGACCAGTCCATAATTCTTCCAAGCCTTCAATGTGTGCAGCCTCATCAAGAACAAGCAGCGACAATGCTTCAGAACGACCTGCATCTCCAGATGTTGAGGCAGCTTTAATGGATGATGCATTTGATAACTCAAATGATGTGCGGTTGTCAACGGATATCGTAGCAATGCGAATCCACTCTGGCAAGTTTTTCATAATACTCTTGACTTTCTTTACAAGGTTTCCTGCTGTCGCAAACTTTGTGGCCATGACAAGAATTGATTTATCTTTGTGAAAAAGCATAAGCCAAGAGATATACCCGGCTGTGATGGTGGATATTCCCAACTGTCTTGCTTTTAAAATAATATTAAAACGATAATCATTAAAATCATTTAATAGAGAATCTTGAAAGTCATATGTATCAAAAAGAATTAGCCCATGCATCGGATGTGATATACGGGCATAATTTTTCAAGAAGTATGCAGGGTCTTTACCACACTTTAGTATTTCTTGAAACTTTTGTTTTTTGGTAAGTTCAAAACTCATACATCCCTAATCATTGTACGAATTATTTCTTGCAGTGCAGACAAATCAAAATCTTCCCTAACCGGCCCAAGAGTAATTGGAGATCTGCCATCATCACTTGGATCACCATACAAAGAGGGTGGGTCGGGTTCATCGTCTTGCATCTCTACACCCGGTAGTCTAGAGAAAACAGATTGAAACAACTCTGCCACATCGTCCGGGTCCATACCTTGGACTAAACTTGCAATCTTATCTTCTAGTGAATCAGAGGCTTTTTGCATCGGGGCTGTATCACCATCGTTCCTATCTTTTGGCATTTCAAGGGCCCGGCGGCGATTGTATTCATCATCGCCTATCATCTTTCTAATTAATTCTTCTGCTTCCTCGCTATACTCAGTGATGTTTTCTTCTTTCATGTATTCTTCAAGAATAATTTTGTGAAGTTGTTTCTTGGTAATCTTCATTTACTTATCCCTTTTTTCTGGTATCGTTTGATGGTCTTTTTCCGCCATCACCAGTCCAGCCGCCTTGAGACATGAAGTCTTGCCAATAATCGTTTGGTGCTTTAGAACCGTCTCTATTATTCATTTCCTCATCCAATCCACCAACCGTAAACTGCTGTACGGCTGTTAAGAACGAACGAACATTTGAAGTGCTTTCAACTCTAATGTCTGCTTCTTCAATTTGTGTTAGTGTCACAGAGCTACCTGTAATCTTGCGATACTCTTTTTTAAGGAACTTAATGACTTCAGACATGGTAGACTGCACTTCGTCTTCAAAACCAGTCTCATGCACCTGCTTAAGCTGCACCTCGGACATGTAAGTTAAGCACATGGTGTTGCCAGAAAAGCGGACCTTAAATCCATCCATTACTCTTCTATCATGTAACATGTCACCCTCTTCACGATTTAATCCAATCTTAAGAAGTTCGTTGTTTTCATCTAATGCACCGTCATATGCATTTGCTGCTGCTTGTGATAAGCCTTGAACTATTTCATAAACTGTAGCCATTTTAATTATCCTTATTTAGTTTTGGTCGCCAACCTTTTTGCCATCGTTCTTCTCTGCCTTCGACATATTGTATGAAACACTTGTAGCAACATTCAAATTTGACTAAGCAGACATCATCCATTGATTTCTTTGGAAAGGCTCCGCAGACAGGACAATTTTTACGAGGTTCTTTATTAAGTAGTTTTTTGCTAACCTTTATACCATTTACATCAATTTTATCTTCCCATTCTAAATTTTTAGAAGTCTTGGCATAAAAATCTTTCATCTGCTCAAGATATTCTTTTTCTTTAGTTTCGTCCCAGAAAGCTTTTGGGTTCGCAATCGCATCGTCACCATACTTTTCTTTTATGGCCTTCTCGATTGCAGCAATCTGATCAAAGTTTTTATTACTCATTAAATACCTTATAAGCACCATATGCACTCGCAGTGCCAACGGCGACACCTCCAGCAAACCACCACCATTTATATTTTGGTGCTGTTTTCTCTAGAGAGTTTACAAGTGCTTTTATTTCCTTGTCTTTCTCCATTATAAACAAGTCATATTCTTTTGTTAAAGCATTGTTTTCTATTTTTAAATTCTCTAATTTAAATTCGTATTCTTCTCTTAGGACTTTAAGTTCATACTCTGTTTTTATCTCGCAAGAGTATAATGCTATATCATAACCTGACAACACCTTTGCAATTGCATTTTCGTCAAACAAAACACCAGCAAAGGGTGCTGGGGCTTTATATTCTAATACGGTAAACTTCGCAGGCTCTGTGGCATTTGCGGTCATTGTCAGCAGAAGTAATAACTTAAGGAACATACTCGATACCAAACTTAGATTCTATATCTTTAATTAGTTCTTCTCTATCGCTATTAAACTTATTCCTGTATTTGCCAGCTTTGTCTTGTCTTAGTTCGTCTATCATATCAAGAGCATCTTCGTAATCTTTTTCTATTTCGGCAATTGATTCAAGATGACTTTCCATAAGCAATTGCTTTTCTTTAATCTCTTGCTTGTGTATTTCTTTAAGACCTTCAATTTGTGATTGTGCAGATTCTATTTGTGTCTTATATGTTTTCTGCATTAGATTGTAGTCATACCTCGTCTTAGCGACAACTGCGATTGCTAATACAACTATTAGTATTTCTTTCCAGTGTGATACAACAAACTCTAAAACTTGTTTTCTAATCATTATAACCTCGCAACCTAGCGATGCCATCAATAATAGTTTGACCACCGATATAGATTGCAGAAATAATTACCCAGTCTTCACTTGTTACATGGCCGGCTAGTGTTAAGCCTGTTGCAGTTAACCACACCATGAGCTTTCGAGATGTCAGTTTAGCAAGCCAAGTATCTAGAAATGCATTTGCTTTGGCCATCATATCTAATCCGTTATTCACTTGTCCCAGTTGTCATGTCGGGACTATCAGGACTAGTTGTGCCAGAAACACCGGAGGGTGGGTTCTGATCCTTCATAACCATGTCCTTCATTTTGTCAATAGCAGCGACCATCCCGCCCATACCAAGAGCAGTTACAATTGCTGGCTCTGTTGCCATCTTCTTGAAAACATCAAACAACAACTCCATATTTTCGGGAGTAAGTTGTTCAAGACCTTCTTTGACTTTTTTACCTTTATTCTTTTTAGCGATATTTGTAGCAGCACCATACATTACACTTTTAGCATCTTTGCCGTATCTTTTCTTAAAGTCTTTCGTATCCTTCTTCATGCCTTTTACAATATCTTCTTTTTCTTCTTTTTCAGGCTCAGACAGTTTTCTTTCAGACAGTTGCTCACCTCTCATATAATTCAATACTGAACTAAGGTAATCTTGCGACTTAGTAATCTTGGATTCAACCCACTCTTCGAGATTAGTATCATCTCCGATCATATCCTGAAGCATTAAAGCTACTTCAGCAGTTCTTCCAAGCTGACTACGAGCCATAGAACCCTCACCATATCCTCCCTCATCAAGAGAATCAATTTCCTGTTGTATAATTTCTTTAAGCTCTGAGATACTAATTTTCATTTTAAAATCCACCAATAGATGTCATCTTTGCATTAATAGCTGGGTCTGTTATTTTAAATTCAGCGAACGATGCTCTAATCGATTCTTCATCCGCAGCACCGTCGTACCATTCAACAAACTTTTCAGTTGCACTCAAACCTTCAAGGAACTTGCCGCCAAGACCTGCTTGCTTGCAAATGCCTTCAAAGATCTCTGCTACAGAGGGGTCATCCTCCTCAACCAAAACTTCAACAACCTCTTCGATAACTTCTTCAGTAACCGTTGAGGTTTTTCTAACCAATGTAGTCCATAGACTTTTTAACCAGTTCATTTTATTTCTCCTACTTTTTTTAATGCTTCAACAAATGCTTCCAAGTTGGCAACTCTAGTAGCAACTGCTTCAAAGTCACCCCGTTGTGCTGCTTGCATGGCATCTTTTAGATTTTCCATAATACCTCTTTTGACACCTTTTACACTTCTAACACCACCGCCGGGAACTTCTACATCTGGGCTACGAGTTTGGCCGCGGACATAATCTCTAAGTTCTTCTGATACTGAATTTTTTGAGTAGACACCTTCAAGCGAATCATAATAAGGATTCAACTTGGGATCATTCATGGCTTTATCAATCTGATCAGGGCTTAACTTTGGAAACTTTTCCTTAATCGCATAGTGAAGTTCTGCATTATCCATGTCATCAAAGGGAGAGTTTTTAATGATCTGGATGATTGCATCT